TCCCTCAGTATCTGGCGGTACACTTTGGTGTATCCAATAAGGAGGTAACCTATGACTTTAAGTCAAAAAGGCACCGTACGGAGACTTTCGTGTTATGGTCTTAAGGAAGATGTTGCTTCACAAGTTGTGAAGCATATTCAATTCCTTTTAGATCACAATGGCCCTGAGTGGACAATCTCACGTTTAAAAGCTATGAAAGTAGCTTACATAAACAGATTGGCCGGTCGTGACGAAGATTATTCTTGGATTAAGACTCGTGGGAATATTCCCATTGGTCCTATCCGAAATATCTTTCTTCTAAGAAAACCTCATAAGATTTTAAATTGTCTTATGGTATATAGTACCTTTATCTCTCCTAAAGTTACTGAAAAACAATGGAAGAAATTCCATGGTTCAGTCACTTTTGAACGAAAATTCAATTTGGAGCTGTTTAAAGGTTATTGTGATGTGGTCCCTCGTTTTGTTGATACTCAACGAATGGATCTCAAGATGTTTAATTTTGGTAAAGAGAGATTTATAAATTCTTTCTTCTCCACTATTCGAAGTCCAGATATGTATAAGAGTTTCAGAACTTTTCGTTCTTCTCCTAAACTTATTCTTTCTTCGTTTAACCATCTCATTGCTAGAAGCTTCATAAACAAATATTGGTCTGGATCAATTCCAGAACCTTTTATGTCTGAGATTTCTAAACAATGGTCACAAATCAGCTATGTACTACCAGCTATTGGTAACAATACTGTTGGTAGGATTTCTTTCCTTCAAGAACCGGGTTACAAGTTAAGAGCGATTGCAAATCCTCTTCCTTGTTTCCAAATCTTACTTGATCCTCTGAAGCGTGATCTATTAGATACACTTATGTGTATTCCTAATGATTTCACTCATGATCAAGATTCGGGAGTGTCCTATGTACAGTCCTTACTTCGCAAGCAAATCAAAGTGTCTTCTATAGACCTTTCAGATGCAACGAACTACTTGCCCTTAAATGATCAAATAAATGTTTTAAAAGCCATTCTTGGCGAAAATCCATTCATTTATCTTTTTGAACAAGTAGCCAAAGCAGATTGGATGTGTTCTTTACCTGATGGTACTGAAACACTTCTGCAATGGAAAACTGGACAACCACTAGGGCTTGGTCCCTCATTCCCCTCATTTGCTTTATATCATCATTTCTTAATGAGATATGTTATTTGCAATGTTGAAGGTGATGTTGAACCCTTACGAGATTTGATTCGGACTGTCTCTACTCCTAGGTCAAAAGAACCTCTTAACAATCGCAGTAATCGTACATTGTACAATTATGCTATTGTGGGAGATGACATTGTCATGGATAGTAAATATCAGTCTGAATATTTGAGAGTAATTGAATCTCTCGAGTGCAAAATTTCTTACGATAAGTGTCTTTTTGAGACACACACGGCAGAATTTTGTTCACGAATTATCACTCATTATAAGGTCTTTAGATCTTATAAATGGAGGTTACCTACTGATAAGTCATTTATAGAAATGGCTAAACAGTTTGGTACTTCAATTCTCCCTCTTCTCCGTCCCAAACAACGTGAAGTTCTTAAATGTATTGGTGAAATACCTGATACACTTGGAGGACCAGTTGGTTGGAATCCTTTTGGTAAACCGTTAATCCAGCGTGAAGCTGAATTATGGCGTGTAGCCGAAGAGTTTCAGTCATTTTGTAAAAATGACTTTACTCCTTCGATACCTCGTGAAGAGATTCATTATTTACTTAAAAGAGAACTTGGACTAATCCGATTTAGAGATCATGGATCTGCTAAATTGGCATTAAGCCAGCTTTCTGATGAGTATAGTTTTGATTCTCGCCAGAGATTTCTTTCTAAACTGTCAGAGTTTCTGATTAAATCAGACTCTCTGAATGTCCAGTCCATAGTCCATTCTGCTATTCAATTAGCTGGTGGATATGACACTTTACGAAAGAACCTTAATGATGATGAACGCTCCACTTTGGATTACGTTCACGACATCATTGAGAAGGGTGACCCTCTCAAGAAGGACGATCCTCGACTCAGAAAATTGATTCAATTTTCACG